CGAACGGGTTTAGGAACGACGCGACTAGAAGGATGTGTAGAACTGTTTCAGGCCATGCTCACGGAAATGCAGGGGTAAGCGCAACAGCTAGCCAGCATAGATTGGTTTGGGGAATGGCTGTAGGTTGTGGTGTTGATGTTGAGTCAATGGCAATGGCATACGGTAAACATTTTTTGCAGAAACCCATCATATCCTGTGGGGTTGTAATTGATGGCGTAACACCTATAGTAGAGTTTTTAGATATGGGAGAGGAATGATGCCCGACAACAAAAAGCTCGTAAGCATTCAAGGCAAGAAAGAAGAAGAGGAAATATACATACACCCTGACGCTCTCACAGCCCTCTCAGACGCTGCTGAATGGGTTAAGCTAGTAGGCTGCTCAGAGATACAAATAACCCTCACAAGCGGCTGTATGTCGTTTAGTGAGGTATTTGACACACAGGAAAGGACAGAGGCAGGTTTGGGGGCGATAGAGCGGTATAAGCAAAGGTATGCAAGAGAATTAGATGCAGATTGGTGGGAAGAAGATTAACTAACGAGGTGAGATATGAGAGAGATAAACTACGAAGAGCTAAAGGTAGGCGATAAAGTTGTTACCCGTGATGGCAGAGAGGTGAGAATATACGGTTTAGAGCCTGACAGCATTAGACCTATAATTGTTTGGTTTGATGAGGATGAAACCGAAGATTACAGGGGGAAAGAGATTCAACAATATTTTTCAGACGGAAGAAGAACAGCTAGCTCTAATGGTTTTGAAGACATATTCCTCCCACCTAAAAAGGAGTATGTGAACTTGTATAGGGATGGGGAAGGTTTTTTTAGGGTCACTCCAAATCCGTACAAAGCAAGGTCTGACGCAGAAACTCTTAGCGTCTATGCAGAAGAGAAGGGTTGGGAATTAGTCAAAACAATAGAAGTAGAGGTATAGCTTGAAAAACCACGACCATTTAGAAGCAATGATAGTACACATGGAAGAACAGTTGAGGGCGTGGTACGAAACAGGCGAAGATGTTATAATATCAGCTCATGTACCTAGTTTAATGGTGAGTGTTATCACCTTAATTGATGATGATAGCGAAGAGGTAATACATTGAAAACATGCAGCCATTGTGACAATAAAGCTATATATTCGGTAGCCAGTTACGACTCTTGCGCATCATGTTTAACACACCACATATCAAAACTATTAAGATATTGTGATTTTGTACAGGTAGTAAAAGCCCGTGAAATTGATAAGAATTAAAGATGGGGAGAGAGAATTAGCCTGTTTAGTAGCAGACGATTTAAGCGGTGTTAAGATTGACGATAATTCGATAGACTTAATCTACCAAGGGAGACAGGTAGAACTACTATTTAGCCACACTAGCAAAGCAAAGACAGCTTATGTTAGTATCTGCTTAGCTTTGGAGTCAGTAGAGCAGACAGCTAATAACTTTGAAAGAACATTTGTATTTGGAGGGGGAGAAGATGAGTAAAGAAGAGGTTTTGGTGATAGGGGTTGTGGCTGGTCTTGTTGTTGGAGGTGTTTTAGTTTTAATAGCCTCGATAGTTGATAAGGGTCGCGTTGATGAGTTTGGGGGTTAGTGATGAGTAAAGGCTCAGCACCTAGAAAAGAAGATACACCAAAAGTGCAAGACAATTTGGGAACTGTGAAATGGGGAACGTTTAAACCTAGTAGAGAGTGGGAAGTAAAGAAACCCAAAACAAAGCTAAATGCAAATGAGAATGATTCGCATTATCAATTAAATAGATTCGAGACGAATGGCAAATAAAGGCGGACAACCAGGAAACAATAACGCAAGCAAGGGCAGGCAAGCTACTCATGCCCTAGAGCTTATGGTTAAGCTTATAGATGAGTATGGTGATGAGCCTATTGATTGGGATAAGGTCGAAGTGGTGTCAAGCATTAAGCCTCTTATGAGAATGTGGGAGCATCAAGTAAGGAATGCTATGAAGGATGGCGATAAGGGCGCTTTAACAATGATTGTAGAGCGATTAGATGGCAGACCAAGGCAGGCGATAGATGTGGGTGGGCAAGATGAGAATCCATTATTAGCAGAGGTTAGAAGAACCATTGTCGATTCTGGACATAGAGACAGCTAGAGTATTTAAACCATTACTCGAACCTGCGCGCTATAAAGGCGCTCATGGTGGTAGAGGTAGTGGTAAGTCTCATTTCTTTGCAGAGAGCTTAATCGTTGACTCACTAACAGAGCGAGGGCTATTGTCTGTATGTGTCAGGGAAGTACAGAAATCACTTAAGGACTCAGCTTATAGATTGATATGCGCCAAGCTTGAGCACTTTGGACTAGGCGAGAAGGATGGCTTTAAGGTATACAAGGATAGAATCGAGACTCCTGGAGACGGTGTAATCATATTCCAAGGTATGCAAGACCACACAGCAGAATCAATCAAGTCACTAGAAGGCTTTAAGAGGGCATGGGTAGAGGAAGCTCAGACCATGAGCAAAATATCCCTTAAGCTATTGCGCCCCACTATTAGAGCGCCTGAGAGTGAGCTGTGGTTTAGTTGGAATCCACGCTTTGAGACAGACCCTGTAGACGCTATGTTTAGGCATGGTCAAGCACCTACAAACTCAGTGTGTGTACAGGCTAACTGGTCTGACAATCCTTGGTTTCCTAAAGAGCTAGAGAATGAGAGATTAGATTGTGTAAGAGATGACCCTGACCAATATGGACATATTTGGGAGGGTGAATATGTGTCAGTAGCTGAGGGCGCTTACTTCGCTACTCACATAGCTGACCTTAAGAAGCGTGGAGGCGTTACACCTATACAGCCAGACCCATTACTACCTGTTAAGATATTTGTAGACATAGGAGGCACAGGGCGACAGTCAGACGCATTTAGTATGTGGGCTTGTCAGCTTGTAGGGCATGAGATTAAATGGCTCAACTACTACGAGGCTCAAGGTCAAGAGCTAGCTAATCACTTGGATTGGTTAAGAGAGTGGGGTTATACACCTCAGAGAGCGCATATCTATCTGCCTCACGATGGTAAGACACATGATAAGGTTTACTCTGTTAGCTATGAATCAGCATTCAAGAGCGCAGGTTATACGGTTACCGTTATCCCTAATCAGGGTAAGGGAGCGACTAAACAGAGGATTGAAGCAGCTAGAAGATTATTCCCCTCGATGTGGTTTGACCCTAAGTGTGAGGAGGCGGGTTTAAAGGCGCTAGGCTGGTATCACGAGAATAGATGTGATATAAGGGGAATTGGTTTAGGCGCTAAACATGACTGGTCTAGTCATGCAGCAGATAGCTTTGGTTTAGGGTGTGTTGTTTATAAAACGCCCGTAGTTAAGAAAGCCAAAAATAAGAAGCCGAGAATAAACATTGCATAACGAAAGAGACGAGATATTACGAGAGATTACTGAGCTAAAGCGTGAGGGAAGAGAGACGGGAGCGCTTGTGGCTAGGTTGATAGAGATAGACAAGAAACCTAAGCCTAACAAGAAACCTAAAATAAATACTCCCTAACTATGGCTAAACTAACAGACGCAGATATTAAACGAATTGTAGAGGCAGAAGAGAGACAGGCTATAGACTATGAAGGAGAGATAGCCGAAACACGCGCCAAGCTCATGGACTTGTACAACTGCCTCCCTTATGGCGATGAGGTAGAGGGGCAGAGTCAGGCGATTAGCTCAGATGTAAGCGACACTGTAGAAACCTTAATGCCTGGACTTATGCGTGTATTCACACAAGGGCGCTTAATAGGTGTCTTTGAGTCAGACGATGAGGCTTATGACGAGGAAGCAGAGCATAAGACAGAGCTTTCTAACCACGTATTCCAAAAGCAGAACAATGGCTTTCTTGTACTCAACACCATGTTTAAGGATGCCTTGCTTCAATTATCAGGCACAGTCAAAGTTTATTGGGATGAGACAGAAGATAGCGATGTAACTCGATACCACGGATTAAGCGAGGAAGAACTTAAGGTATTAGAGGCTGACCCTGATGTCACTATTGACGAAGTAGAGAGAGTCGAAGAGGACGGCATAGTTACCTATAACGCTGAGAAGGTAACAATAGATAAGCGTGGTTGCGTTAAGTATGACAACATTCCTCCTGAAGAATTCCTGATTTCACGCACCGCTAGAAACTTTGTAGACCGTCCTAGCTTTATTGGTCAAAGGTCGCCTAAGACACGCTCAGACCTTATTAAGATGGGTTATGACAAGAAGATTATCAACGACCTTCCTGCTGACGATTACTTTAAAGACTCAGAAGAAAGGAATGCTCGATACTTCAACTACAACCAATGGGCTGTCACCAATCCCTCAGACCACCACCCTAATGATATTATTTATGTGGGTGAGTATTACCTAGAACTAGACGTAAATGGCGATGGCATCACAGAGTATTGGCAGATTATCTACGCAGGTAATCGCGTACTCGAAAAGACTCAAGTAGATGACCATCCCTTTTGCACTGTTGTACCTGTACCTGTATCTCACAGAGCTATCGGTACATGCCCCGCTGAGCAGGTTGCTGACCTTCAATACCGTAAGAGTCACCTTGAGCGAAACATGTACGACAATATCTACCAAACTAACTATTCAAGGGTAGCGCATAGTAATAAGGTAGATTTAGATGACCTATTAACACCTAGAGCGGGTGGTACGATTGAAGTTGATACTGAGCTAGGCGATGTTGCTGGACACATTACGCCTTTAGTCATTCCCAACATGATTGGCGATATACTCCAAGCTATTGAGTACACTGACAGCGCACGAGAGACGCGTACAGGCGTTACTCGATACAGCCAAGGTCTTAACCCTGAATCATTGAATAAGACTGCTACGGGCTTTCTAGGGCTTATGGATGCCTCTCAGCAGAGAGAGTATTTGATAGCTCGATTGTTTGCTGAAACAGGTGTTAAGCAGATATTTGAAAAGA